AGTCTTTGCAGAAGTGAGTTTCTTTTTCATGCCCTTCATTCTTGCACAGAAGGATGCACGACGCTTATTACCTTTCTTTTTAGAGGGAGCTTTGAGATCGCTACCAGGATTCTCGCGCTCATAGGACTTGCGTCCCTTTTCATTCAAACCACCAGACTTATTCTTACCTTCCTTGCGTTGCCACGCAGCAGATCCTTCCGTAATCTTAGCAACAGAATCATCAACCTCAGGAGCATCGCAGTCTCCTGTGGTCAATGGCTTCTTTTTCTTTGCTTCAGATAACAACTCAGAGATATCAGAATATGAAAAAGACATGCTTAGTATAAGCAACTACCTGTCTATTATTTAGTCAGATTTCTTGCTTCTTCCTCTTTCTTGCCAATAGGTGGTGCTTTCTTGGGAGCAGCACCATTTTTAGCAGGACTCAATCCGAACGCAGCTAAAGAGCCACTGAACACGGAGGCTATAAATGTGGGATCGAAATCTAAAATCTTTTGCCCATTAGGCAAGCGTACATATGAGAATGTAAGAAGGGAGGCGGACCAAATAAGGACCACTACTTTCACCAAATTACCAAGAACTTCGCTCTTGTCTTCATCGTCATCCTTCTCTTCTACCTTAGACTTAGTGTCTTCAGTCATACTCTAGAAGTGAGGCAAAACTATTTATCGACAGACTCGTTTTCGGAGAAGTTATATTCCATCATCATAGCAAAATATTTTTCTTTCATATAAAACAACCACTCCTGTTCTTCTGCAGGTCTAGCAGGAGCACCAGGCCACATTTTAATTGAATAATCTAGGTGACTGTACATGGCACGAACCTCATCTATGCCAATATTGACGCTGCAATACCAGTCATCTTCGTAGAGTTCTTTCATTTTTTCTTGTTCATTTCTTTGAGCATTTTTTGCAACTCAGCAGTACTACCAACGAACATAGCGTTATTAGTGACATTAGTCGGACCTTTTTGTTCCTCCTTAATGTCCTTCAGATCTTTTTGTAACTTAAGGAACTTATCTGTGGTATCAGCAACGCTTTTCAGCAACTGACCCGCCACCTCATACGCTCTGGGAGATTGTGTCTCCTCAGCAAGTTCCATAATACCATTGAGCGTCTCTTGCCCCTTCTCGATGAGGGAGTACAAGTTAGCCCTAGTATACTCATAATCTTTCTCTACTTCATCCTTTGTCAGGTGATCAGGTTTTACCTTCTCTTTTTTGATAGGAGTTACATCTACCGTTTCACTGGTAGTGTTCAATGCATCATCGATTTTGCTGTAATCTTGACTCATACATCCTCCTGTCTAGTAGGACTATAGACCTTACCATCATCAAACATAGTTGTGGTTTCACTGAAACCAAAATCATCACCTGGTTCTGCTGTGATAGGGTCAGGAACAGCAGTATATCTCATCTCGCGCTTAGCAGTCTGTCTATCAGTATCAGAGTAGTAATCAACCTGAACCTTACGGATGAGACCGTCAGTGCTATCTGCGATAGGACCAAACAGATATGTCTTAACACTAAAGTTTAGAGTATATGTAAGAACCCTTCTGGTAGAAAAGTCCCCTTCATACTCATCACTAAAAGAAATATTTTCCAACACGACTGGCATGTCTCTTTTTTCGCCAATCGAATCAATTAAATCGACAGTAATGTTAAATGATGGTTGAAAGAATGGAAGAATCTGTTCAACGATTTGTAGAGCATCATCATTTAATTTTGTCATGATGTTGAGTTCAAACCCAACATTATATGGAACAGGCAAGAATACTTTCTTTACCTTGTCATTATTATCAACTGCCTTAAATGTTTTTGTTACAGAAGTCTTTCTTTGAGAATCGTAAGTAATACTATTCATCTCAAAAGACATTCTCGGCAATGTAATTGCCGTGGGTTGATTCAATTCTTGCTGTTGTTGTAACTTAGCAAGAAACTTTGATCTAGGTCCGTATGCTAGGGGTACTTTCAGATCACTGATAGTCTTTCCAGACTTATCCTCTTTTTGAATATGAACCTCATTGAAGAGGGTTCCGAAAGCAATAACTGTCTTACGGAGAATTTCGTGATAAAAATATGTACCTAGCATCAGAAGTTACCAAAGGGATTACGCTCAGTGAAATCAAGGATACCATCCGCTTCAGTTTCAATCTCATCATTAAAGGTAAATGTACTCGTGGTATCAATTCCTGTATGAGATAGAATCTGATATCTGGCAGAAGATGCTGTCCCTGTAATAAATTCACCTGGGAAGAATACACCACTATTTATTGAGATCTCTAACTTTCTATCAGTTTCGTTGAAGGACCTTACATATCCTTCGACTCCAGATTGAGATCCAATGACCCTTTCGTTAAAGAAGTATGTACCAACACCAAGAGATAATGGGTCACCAATCGTGATAGTTGGAGTTGCTTCATAACCAGAACCAGCATTTGTCAAGAAGATTCTGTCGATACTATCACCGCTCAATCTAGCAATAGCAGTTGCTTGTACCTGACCTGGTTTTACGCCGACTGTAGCACCTGTCGTACCAATAGCAACAGCAGATGGATGTTGAATTGTGATGATTGGTGGGGTCACATAGTTTGTGCCAGTATCAGTAATACGAATGGATGTGATACCACTATTAGTTATGGCTGCTGTAGCAGCAGCACCAACACCAGGACCGCCAAAGGTAAATGCTGGAGACTCTGTGTAAGCAAAACCAGGGTTCTGCAATACTACTTGATCAACAGAAAAGAGACCTGATCGTTCCGTGGTAAATGCAAAGGCAGTTGCTCTGGAGGAAGTAACACCAGCAGGAGAGGCTTCGACAGTAACAGAGGGTGCGGAAGTATAACCATAACCGTCGTCGTTAAGGAAGATCTGCTGTAAGGCACCTTGGCTAGCAAAGGAGTCAACTGTCGCAAGAGCAGTAGAACCAATACCTGCAAGAATGACGGTGGTGGTTTCACCCTCTGCCATTACAGTCTCATCGATGAGAGCAACACCAGTATCTGTGTACTCGTCCTCGTAACGATAGAGTTCGCACTGGAGTTCGTAGATATAATTCTTTCCTAACTGATAGAAAGGATTTTCAAATTCTACATGTTTAATCTCAAATAATCTTTCTCCCAATGGGAAGTAAATCAGATCCCCTTCCTTAGGTCTTTCTCCAAAGATAATATCTGTGCCTGCTGTTCTCGCGTTGTGAGTAACAACGAAAGGAGCAATAAAATCTTCGTATCTTTCTCTAGAAACTGTTAGTGTAATCTCATTCTGAAGGTTGATACCAAACTTAGACATGATATCGCTGCCCTTTGCATATCCTTCAAAGTTATTGAGATATGCTTCTAAAATATATGCATCGTTGAACTTGGATGACTGTACTTCTCCTAGCACATCATCAGTCACAATCATCTTTCTGGGGATGTAATATACATCCAGTCCGAACATTTTTAGGTGTTCGTCGATTAACTCCTGAACAAGTCTTTGCTCGTTAGGAGATCCTTGAAGAAAGAAAGGATTTAACGCCATTATCCAATAAGGTCAAGGGGTGGGATTTCATATGTGGAAAGCATCTTATCTTCGATCTGCTGCAATTCCATTACAGCATCTTCATAGATTTGTCTGCCGTTTAGTTCGATACCTCCAGGGAGTTTAACTCCTTGGAACTTGATGAGGTTTTGACCCCACTGCTTTTTAACCCTAGATGTAAAATATCTCTTAAGGAAAGAATCATTGTAAACACCAGCATAGTTAGCAGGGTCCATGATTCTTTGGCAGTCAATAATTATGTAGGTGCCTGCCGAGATTGATCCCCAGTCAACATCAAGATATAGTCTATTGTTTCTCTTGTTATATCTAATCTGTTTGTTAGCAGTCAGTAAGAAATCAATGTCCTCAAGATATGTCTTGGTCATTGCATAACTCATGAGACCGCTGTATCCCAAGTTAAATGCAACATCGTTCAGGAACAACTGATACTTATAACTGAACATGTTATTAGCAATAAAACTTGCATCAAATAGATACAGTTTCTCAACACCGATGATTGCGTCGGGTAAATTTAAGAAGTTTGTATTTTCCTCAAAACTTTGAACCTCTCCACCCGCAGAGGTAGTCAGAGTTCCGTCTGTAGGAAACGCAGAAGCTGGTACAGTGAAATTGCTAGTGTATCTTTCCTTTGCTGTAATTCTTACATCATCATAAATCGCATCAGTAAATCTACTCTGCTGATACATTAATCTCGCATTTAGAGTTAAGTACCTAACATTACTATTTGAAATATTATTATCAATAACTTGATTGGAAGATGTCAGGCTGCTTTCAGTTCCGTTGAAGAAGAAATGAATAGTACCATCAGATGCTCTTCTAGTTACTGCGACATGAACCCAATTCTGAATAATTTGTCCAGTGGTATAAGTCCCTAAACCAGTACCGAATGAAGAATTGTGGATGGTATTATCAGTATTAAACCATCTGAAATTAATGTTTCCGCCTTGGTTATCTACAAGGACTCCAAAAATAGCTGATGCATTCGATATATCACTCTTTGAAAATAGGGCACCGCCGCCAGGACTACTGTCAATATAGACCCAAGTTTCAAAAGTCCATTCACCAGTAAAATCATATGCAGCATTATGACCATAATTGAGATACTTATTACTGCCCTGAAAGCGACCAGCTTTTCCAAATTTTGCTGGAGATGCGACGATATCTGGATTACCAACAGCAGTAATGTTGCTATTTCCTACAGGAGATTGATCCGAAAAATCGGTATCAAAAGTATGTCTGACAATTACATCATCCCAGTATGTATCCCCACTAATGGTAGTAGATCCTCCAGAGCCTGTACTAGAAGTAGTGATACCCAGAGTGTTACCGCCGCCTCTTGCTCTGCCTCTCTTGATGTCATTCTCGGTAATCTTATACTTCAGAAGAACTCTTTCTACACCATCAAAATGTCTCTCTTGAAACAGTTGTAAGGAATCATCTAAAGCATCATCTACTTGCTCATCTGCTACATTGATCTCCAAGACAGGATACCCAAGTTGCCTGAGAGCATAGTCCTTGAGTTCCTGTCTAGTTGTTGGTTTCGCCATGGCTAGAATGTGCCCCCATCTATCGAGTCAGACCAGATTGGAATGTTGTTTTCGTCAGTTGTAAGCATGTAGTTCGATGTAGTCAGGAATCCAACAGTGCTAAGACCGCTGACCAATCTGCCATCATTCTCAAAGTAAGCAACACCATTAGGTCCGCTGTATCCAATACCGTTGATACCGCCTTGATCTGATCTGTAATATAGACCGTCACGGAATGTACCGTAACCGATTACGCTCAGATTATCTTGGACAGTTACCTGACCAGCAGCAGAATCAAGAACAAGTTCACCGCTGTTGGTATTTATTTTCGTGCTAGAAGAACCAGCACCAATCGTAATATCAGAGATGGTAGTTACACCAGTAACTCTGAAGTTGTTGGTGGTAAGGATACCCGATACATTAATGTTGATCGCCTCAATACCAGCAGAACTGGTGAGGATACCTGTTAAGACAGTGCCATGATCAACTGTCAGAGCAGCATGAATGTTTGCATTAGTAGCAACATCTAATGTGCCAGTTTGCAGTTCACCCGAGACGCTAGAACCAGCAGAGATCGTTTCAAATCTCTTACCGTTGTTCCAGAACAAGGTAACAGAACCATCAGCAGTAAAGTTAGCGAGAGTCTCGCCAGTATACTTCTGAAGTTCTACCTGGTTGGAACGAATCGCCAGGGTGCCTGTGCCAGAATCATCAATGTAAGAGTTGTTGCCATCATGATAGATCGAGAGATCTTCATCATCACCGAAGTGGAGTTTGACATTATCATTGAAGGTTGCAACACCAGCAATATTCAGATCTTGAGAAATCAGACCGCCAGTGATGCTAACACCGTAACCAGTTGTCTCAAATTTCTTGAGATCGTTATAATAAAGATCTACACCCAGATTTTCTGTGAAGGTAGCAAGATCTTCTGTTCCTGCTTCGTTCTTAAACTTGAATTCTGATGCTTGGAATACGAAAAGACCAGTAGTATTCTTGATAAGACTATTAGTCGAATCGTGAGAAATCGTTAAGTCTTTTCCGTAACCAAAGGTAAGTTCATCGTTATCGCCAAAATGTACATCATCAAGGAACTCAGTAGTTGCACCTGTACCAACACGAATGTCACTGCTGAATGTAGAGTGACCTACAACCTCAAGATCGGTAGAGATGTTGACGGATGCGTTGATGTCAACATTAGAACCGAAGGTTGACAGACCAGTTACATTGACACGCTCAAACTGAGCAGTATCAAGAACATCGAGTCTGTCTCTTGGAGATGCGGTGCCGATACCCAACTTCTGGTTGGCATCGAGTCGCATACCCTCAACATTATCCGTATTAAAGCGGATAGTGCCGTCAGAACCAGAGTCATCGAGAGCAATGGAGGTATCGCCCTTCTGGAACGAATCCAGTTGGATGGTTGTCGCAGTCAGGATACCCAGAACATTGACATCACCAGTGATGTTGATATCACCTGCACCAGCTGGATCGATATTGATATCACCAGTGGTAGATTCGATATTGTTTCCAGAGATCTGGATGTTACCGAATGTACCGCTAGTGGGAGTAACACTGCTGCTGTCTGTACCATCAGTGATGGTCAGATTAGACAGCGCTTGCAGACTTGTTACTTGCTGCGAGAAGGATACTGTACCAGATTCCTGGTCAACATAGAATGCCTCACCAACTCTGAAGTCGCCCTTATGGTCGATGCTGACATAAGAAACATCACCACCGTTGACTTCAGTGACCTCATTTGCCTGAATGGCAAGGTTTGGATCGTTAGTAAAGTCTTTGCCAGAACCAACATGGTTGAAGTTGAGAGCGAACAGTCTCAGAGTTACGCCATCGCCGTCAGCAATAACACCCTTCTGACCATACTCAACGGCACAACCAACGGAGCGCATGTCCGCACCGAACTGACTGTAGTCAGCAAGGATGATCTTGGTTGCAGTTCCGATACCGCCACCAGCTTGAGTGATGCGGATATCCTGATTGCGGATTACATCATCAGTGGTAGTTGTGATACCAGCAGAACCATCAAAGTGCAGCAGCAGTTTTGTATCTGCGTCACCTGTCAGAGCAGCGGTAGGTGCAGTAAATGCTGCAGTATACTTGGCAACTCCTTTCTCGATTCTAAGTTCATCGATATAACCAGCCAGAGAGTTGCTTGTGCCATCAAAGTCAGCACCGATTACAACACCCTTAGATGCACCGTAGTTGGTTGTATCAGAGGTCTTAATACCTCTCTGAGTACCATCAACAAACAGTCTGGTGTTTGTGCCTTCTCTTGCCAGGGCAACATGATACCAAGTTGCGGTAGCAATACCAGCTCCAGAACCAGTGATAGCGGTCGTAGTACCGACACGCATGTCGATTTCGCCAGCAGCACGGAAGGCAAGACTAATACCTTCAGCATCAGTTCCGTTGTCTCTGAAGTCAATCAGAGTAGCAGAAGAAAGACCAGACTGATTAGAGTTGACAAAGAATTCAACTGTGAAGTCTTGATCGGTTCCGAAACCAAAGTCACCTGTAGAAGGAACGCTGATCGAATCGTTGGTTCCGTCTAACTCAAGAGATGCTGTGCCAAATTTCTTGACATCTGTAGCAAGTTGTGCGTTACCGTTAAAGGTAACTGCCTTAGCAGTTCTAGCATCCAGTATATTGAAACCAGTCTGCTTTCCAGTTACATCGATATATGTGCCATCATAATCAGCAACGATAGCAGTAGCAAGACCCGTGGTTCCGTCAGTATCGTAGTAAGTAATTGTGTTACCTACACCGATCGTGGTGATACCAGTCAATCTCAGTCTGGTTTCACCAGCAGAGCTGATACCCAGAGTTCCAGATTCACCCTTGATTGCTTCTTCGGCGAAATAGGTGAAGCAGTTCAGGTACTCTAAACGAGCACCGTTACGCATTACAAGACCTTTGCTGTTCGGTACGATGAATGTAACCTCATTCATCAAGAACGCTGCCTCAAGCGATCCTGATGCTACCTGAGCACCATCGATGAGAGCACCACCACCTGCTTTATAGGAAGAAGGAGCAGAATCTGCAGAATCATAACCGTAAGGATCACCAGCAGTAACATTACTACCTTTGTTCAGAACGGTAACGCGCTGAATATAAGGAGATCTGCTTGTGATTGCAATGCCAGGAGCATACTTAAACGCATAACCTTCTTCGGTAGCGTTATTGATGAACATGTCAGCAATCGTGACATCCTCAACAACAGATCTGTCTCTCATCAAGAAACAGTCTTTCTGCTGGGTGGCAGTGGTAGGAACAATCTTTGTAGCACGGAGACCCGCACCCTTAACCGTCAGACCAGCTGGAACATACAGTGGGAAGGTTTCTTGGTAAACACCGCCACCAATGTTGAGAGTCTCGTTAACACCGATCGTATTTGGTGTAGCTCCAACATTTAAGTACAGTTCAGTTGTACTGGTGACTGTAACTGCAGTGGTAACACCAGCAATCGGATCAGTCGGACGAGGATATGTCTGCTGACTTGCGTGATTGTCTGAGGAGCAAGTAAATGTAAGTGAATTATTATCAAGAGTGATCGTGTCGTTAGTAGACAGACCGTGTGCGGAAGCAAAAGTAAGAGTTAATCTTCCGTATTGGGGATCGTATGTTGCACCATTAGGAGTCTTCTCATTACCAGATTCCGAACCACTTTGAACATTAACAGCATTTGCAGCAGCACTTACAAATGTATGATCGAAACGACCACTGATGTGTGCAAGAGCATGTCTGATCGTTCTGAACGGTCTATCTACCGTTCTTCCTCTAGATGCATCATTGTCATCAACACCATGAGTATTGACAAACCATACATCATCAGAAGGATTGACAGTGGCAATACCAATCTGAGCAGGTTCACGCCAGGTAATTGTGCCTGCAGGGTCTGTGCTCAGGATGTGCTGAGTATTAAGACCAACTACACCAGTAGAGTCATACAGCGAGGTGATAAAACCAGCTTGTACGAACGCAGAAGTTGCAATGCCAACCGATACAGTGGCATTCAGAATATCTGCAACCTCAAAGTCAACCGTGGTGATAGTTGCAGCAGTACCAACGATATCAGTAATGATACCAGTAGTAATCTTGACATCTTTGAGATCAGCAGTCTCAGTGTCAAATGTGGTGATCGTAGCGTAGGTGCCAACCAGAGAGGTTACAACACCAGCAGTGATCTTAGCGTTGACGATATCACCCTCAGTGACATCAATCGTTGTAATGGTAGCAGCTGTACCGACAATATCGGTAACTGCTAATCCAGTAATATTGACATCCTTAGCATCTAAGGTTTCAATATCAACTGTAGTAATGGTGGCATATGTACCAACAGTCGAATCTACAATCAGATCATCGACACGAGCAACGCCATCGATGTAGATATCGCGCCACTCCTTAGTGGCACTACCCAGATCGTAAGTATCGTCATCATCGGGGAGAATGTTGGAGTCAACATCACCTTCAAATACGATGTTATCGGTGTTGGAATTACCAAGACCAATTGTACCGCCTTCAAAGGTTACATTACCAACGAATGTGGAAGCTCCACCAACTCTGAAATCACCTTGTACATCTAGACCATC